TAAGCACTTTGAAAACAATCCTGACGCGCTTAAAGGTCTTACCATGCGTGACGCGCTAAAACTAATCGCGCCTCCCGCGCCTTCAGGAGAGGATGGTTATAACCGTATTGACTTAGGCGGCGATTCCGGACAAATGAAATTTAATTTTGGAGAATTATTTGAGCTTCCGGCGGCTGGAAATCATTCATTGAAAAACTACCGGACTGTAGGTAATCAGTTATCTGAAATTATTGTTGTAAAACGCACAAAAGGCGGCGGTCTTATCAGTAAAGAATTTGCGAGTTTTTCGGAAGATGTTCCGCAAAATAAGTTACTGCGTCATGCGTATACCGTCATGTCGCAAAAAACACAAGCGGCGATTGAAGACTATCTTGCCGCTTTAGAACAGTCGGAACATAGTTCCGATGAAAAAAGTTCCGGGGAGGCACAAGGATGAGTGCAACTAAAGCTGCTGCAGTAACGCACAGAACCGAGCTTGCAGAAGACGGTTATGCGAAAATCGAGGCTAAGATTCAAAAAATAGAAAACTTAGCGTATAACGGCGTATTCGCCGAAGCAAGCAGAGCTTCCCGGTTTCAACAAATCGGGATGGAAGTAAAACAATTACGTCAGATTCTTCGCGAGGTATTGATAATTGTGCCTGTAGCGGAAGGAACTAAGGGGGATGCGGCATGAGAGTTAATGGTAAATCCATAGGTGTTATTCCAGGGAAAGAGTTCATAGATAAATTTGGAGACTATTATTACCCTTTAAGCAGCCTTGAAGCTGCCTTCAATTTAACAGGATTGGATATTGAATTTGATTTAAAATCTACTTCTAAAATAAATCTTTGGGTAACAATTAATTACAAAGGCGGAGTAACGTGCAACATTTCCATTTTAGGTGACAGTCCAGCTCAAGCAATTAAAGACATAGCAGAGGCAGTTAGCTTATAAAATGTCGTTTGACATTTTCAATTTAAAACGCGCTTAAGCGCATTGGAGGATTTTATGGCAAGGACAAAAAGTAACGAAATGACAATCAAATCGCTTGAGGAGGCCGATTTCATTCTAAAAGAAATGTGCGAACTAGAATCAAAAATAGAAGAAATTGACAACGAAGCCAATGAACAAATCGCACAGATTAAAGAGACAGCCGCGAAAGAAGGCAAGCCGTTACGCGACAGATATAAAAGCTGCGTAAAGGCGATGGAAGCGTTCGCGCGTTATTTTCGGGGCGAGTTTTTCAAGGATAAGAAAAGCCTCTCACGCACATTCGGGACGTTCGGTTTCCGCAAAGCCCCGGACTCAATCAGCGTAACAAAAGATACCGCGGATCTGCTTCAAAAGCACGGGCTTGATGAGTATGTGCGCACAAAGATTGAACCGGATAAGGAAGCTATGCTTTCACTTGACGATGAAACACTCGCAACAGTGGGCGCCGCAAGAAAGCAAAAAGAAGATTTCTTTGTCGAAACAAAGCGCGAACAGGTGAATCAGGATCAGCTTAAAAAGAGCGCGTAAGCGCAGCTAAAGCAGCTAATTAATCCCGGACGGCGCTGGATGTCCCGTCCGGGGCATTATAAGAAGAGGTATAAAATGACTTTCGGAGAAAGGTTAAACATGGAAATTAAACGTAAAAAAATACCACGTAAATTATTAGCGCAGCGGGCAGGAATAGGTTACCGCAGTATATTAAATTATTGCCATAGACCATGCTTTCCAAAAGCTGATATTGCTGTAGCACTTGCACAAGTACTAGGCGTAACTGTCGAGTATCTTGTAACTGGTGAACAGGAAGCTAATCATGAATAAACTTGCAATCATTCATGTTGCGAAAAAACAGCTTGGTCTTGATGATGACGCATACCGCGCAGTTCTTGCAGGAGCAGGAATTTCCAGTTCAAAAGATATTAAAACGACTGCGCAGTTTAATACTGTAATGAGCGCGTTTCAACAATTAGGTTTTAAGTCTACATGGATCGGTAAACCAGTTAACAAAGTCACAGGCACTCCCGGGATGATCAGTAAGCGGCAGGAGTATTACATCAACGGTTTATGGCAGCTTGCAAGCCGCTTTAAAGATGAGGCGAGTTTAAGAAAAATCGTTAAGCGCATCGGCAAGGTTGATGATATATCATTTTTGCCAAAACGGTCCGCATCTGCGGTAATACTTGCGCTGCGGGATATTTGCTGGAAGGCTGGATTTAATCCGGATACCAAGGAGGGGATTTATGTTTCTAACGGTAAAAGAAGCGATTGTATTACTTCAAATGAAACCGCATCAAATATATTATCTTCTGATGATGGGAGAAATAGAATCGATCAAGCTAGGCAAAGCATGGCGGCTAGCGCGGGAATCGGTAACTGACTATGTTAAGCGAAATCCTGGAAAAAAACTTACAGAACCTGCCTGCAATTTTGTCTATTCGGGAAACGGCGGCAATCTTTTCAGTTGCTTATCTGACTATTTACCGGCTGATACACTCGGGGAGACTTCCGGCATGGAAGGACGACGAAGGATACTGGTGTATTGCACGGACAGATCTAATAAAATATTGCTCACGAAACTCAAACCTATAAACCAATTGGAATTATTCTCCGCGTAAAATAAATATCTTTATCCCTATTAGAGTAGTTAAAACAAATCTTTGATATTTATTTTATTATGAAAACAAATATTTACAAGAAAAATTTAACGGAAGCGCCTGATACTTCATTACAGGAAGTTCGTCATTATTATCTCAAAGAACATAACGAGCCTAAAAAATGGTGTTGGACAAAATTTATTACAGGGTTTTTAAAACACAAACTTATCGCATTCCTTGTTACAACAGCTCTGGTTATTTGGATCATTTCATGGTTGATGTATTTACATTCAACACCCGGTTCATTTGTTTCAGATGGACTTATGGTTTTCTTCTACATCGTTGGAGTTGTTTGGGGCGTGACAATTTTTATCTTTATATTAAGCGGAGCCATCGATAATATGGTGAGCAATGCAAAATTGAATATGGAGATTAAAGCGGGAGCGCAGGCGAATTTAAATGCTGACGCAGCGGAAATAATAAAGACAGTAAAGGGCGGCGGCAAATGATCATAAACGTATCAAAAGAAGGCGTTAATTATGTTAATTAACGGATGTCAAAACACTTTCCCGCATGAGGAAATAAAAATGTACGGCTGCTTTTATTTATCACTCGTCGCGTGGGTTGAAAAAGCCTTTAACATGGATTTTTCAAACGAAAAAATTATAGCGATGTTAGATGTATTAAAAGATAAAGGATGGATTAAATCGAAATGTAATATAGCCCATCCTGCTATGGTATTTAATTATATTTCCGGAAAACCAAAATATTTTTTGGATAATTCAATACAAAAAGAAATTCCTTATACTATAAGATTTCCTGTTTTCTATAACGGCAATCCTACTCACTTCGCTCTTGGAACGCATGATGGAAACGGGGGAGTAAAGATTGCTTTTGATCCCTGGGCTCCGACTGCTGAGGAAAGGGGAATGAAAATAACTCACTTCAGATCTTTTAGATAGGGAGCATTGAATTTTTTCAAGGGGGTTTCATGTGCAAAAAGATTTTTTCAAGTCATTATTTCAGATGTTTATTTGCGCTTTATTTCTTTATGCTTTTTTGTTTTTATTCACAGGATGTTCCAGCACAGGAAAATCCGCAGCGTTGGTTCCTGATATCGGAATCGGAGCTGCGGAGTATCGAACTATACAAACAGAACAGCGAGCGGGAGAAACAGAGCTGGCTGTCACAGGTACAAAGCTTGAGCATGAGAGCAGAGAGATCAGAACAGAACTCAATGAGCTTGAACAGTCAATTATCGCAAGCCAGGGAACAGAACAGGAGCTTGGAGAAATTATTCTACGAGTACGAGCAAGGGAAGTCGATCCAGCTTTCATTGAAGAATGGCGAATTATATATTTTAAAACAAAAACTTTCAAATGAAGAAGGCAAATCCCGGCAGCGACTTTTTATTCTAATAATAGTTATTGTTATTAATACAATTGTTTACAGTTTAATGTTATACCGATTTATCAAATCAAGGAAGTGAGAATGGAAGCAGGTTTTATAGCTTTATTATTATCATGGGGGCCCACAGCAGCATCAAGTGTATTAATTTTCTTAGTTTCATATATTATAAAAAAATCAAGAGATGATTCAAAAGAAAACGCAGAGAAAACTGTCAAGCTTCGCGATGACATTTATAAGTCATTAAATATTTATATGGATAGATTGACAAGAGTTGAGCATGAATATGTAAAAACTGAAACGTTCTTAACTGAACTATCCGGCTGGCGCTCGGAAATAAATAGATTATATGACCTATATAATACTCAATCTTCATCATTTACGCAGAGCATAATAAAAATTTTAACACAGGGGAAAGCATGAAAGACAATATTTTACGGGGAAAAATACTCGATCTTCTCAAAAGAATTTATCCGGATGGAATAGAGAAGAAAACTTTTTTTACTGCTCTGTTTCAATATCACAAAGCTGACGATATAAGAGCGTCACTTGAATATCTTGTCGATATGGGCTTTATTTCTCTAACAGAACATCCGCATCCTATTTTTGAACATGAAAAAGTTCAATGGTATAAGTTATCTCCCACAGGCGTAAACCTTTTAGAAGGTAATATAAAAGAAGATCCCGGCATACTCGTCCAACGGGGCTAATTATGGGACAGAAAAGCAAAGCTGACGTACACGGCTTAAAAGAAATAATTATTAAGCATTATGACAGCGGAAAAAAAACAATTGCTTATGTAACAGAAAAAACCAACGAGGAATTACAGCAGCAAGGTCTTAAACTTACAATAAGCCGCGAAGCGATCCGCCGCTCTATTCGTTCTTATGAAGATGAAATTACTGACATCAGAAAAAGCGTCGAAATGTCAAAAGCAATCGCGGAAGTTTTTAAGGATCATCCGGGAACAGAACAATCGGAAGCTATGCTCATTTATTTACAGCAGTTAATTTCTAAAGAGATACGAACTTATGAGAGCATCAACTTTGAAGATCCCGCCGAAATGATTATTGCCACAACAAAATTAACACAAGCGCAGGCGAAGCTGTCGCAATACCGCACCAGTGCAACCAAAGCCCTCGACAAAGCAAAATCGCAATTAAAAGCTGAACTTCAAAAAGCGATTCAACATGACAACGAACTTTTTGAACGTCTTTGTAAAATCGTCGATGAGGCGAAGGTGAAATAGGGAGGAATATATGTCAAAGGCAATACTTGAAATTGAAATGCCAAAATCGTGCGGAGATTGTAGTTTAAAAGGTAATAACGAAGATTTAGATTATGAAGATCATGAAGGATATGGCGGCGCTGTATGTTATGCAGAGAAATCTCACTACATGGAAGTAAGTGATTATTTAAATGCAAACACTTGTCATCCTGATTGCCCGCTTAAAAAAACGGAAGATAATCTGCGGTGGGAAATAATCGATCTTGGAACAACGCAAAGAATAACAGGTCATCGTTGTCCGAATTGTGGTGCTGAGAAATATACGTGTAAATTTAACTACTGCCCCAATTGTGGTGTTAGGCTTTTACCGCCAATAAAGGTAAACTAATGAGCGATATTCTTTCCGATTTGATAGGAGATGAACGCTCCGCCGTAGAAAAATCCAAAGCGCAGAGAAAACGCATTGAACGTGCAAAAAAAGATTTTGGATTTTTCTGCCAGACTTATTTGCCTGATTATTTTTTCACAGACCCTGCTGAATACCAACAGATTTTATACAATGTCGCTGACAAACAATCGCTTTCAAAAGACACTGCAAACAGCCTTAAACCGTTTATAAATGAGCGTTATCACAGCCTTTTAAAACCGACTGACAACCTTGCAGGCGCGATGTTCATTGAGCCGCGCGAACACGGAAAAACCGTCCGCTGGTCATTCGCTTATGTGCTTTGGAATATCCTCACAGGAAAAAAGCGTTATGCGCTGCTTATAGGCGCGTCAGGTGATTCAGCACGCGAAAACCTTATCAATATAAAAATCGAGCTTGAAGAAAACGAGTTTATTCTTGAAGACTTCGGTTTTTTAAAAGGCGATGTCTGGCGTGATGATCGTATCGAGCTTAAAAACGGAACGTGCATTCAAGCCAAAGGTTCTGGCGCGTCGATGCGCGGCACACGCTTCAGGCAGTATCGCCCCGATTTAATAGTGTTAGACGATATTCTCAAAGATGACGCGGTTGATTCTCCTTCACAGCGGGATAAAATTTCGCGCTGGTTTAAAAGGGTTGTTTTCAATCTTGGAAAAACCGCTTTCATCATTTGGGTAAATACCATTTTTCATTCTGATGATCCTATATCGCGCCTTATCGAAGAAGTTGAAGCTGGAACGCTCAAGCGGTGGATTGCCGTCCGCCTCTCCTGCCTGCGTCCTGACGGCTCCCCACTCTGGCCAGAATATTGGTCATCCGAAACTTTGGAAGAAAAACGCGAACAGCTCGG